CAAGCGTCGGCGGCGGCATTTATGGGCATAAGCCAACCCGCGATCAGTAAACATCTATCAAAGGTGGGGTGCATGTTAGCTACACATATAACCGCCCCGAAGTTTGTAAGTTACGACGAGATAAGGGATTGCGACATTAACTGGAAGCTTTAGGTTATAAGTTATAACCCTCTATGGAGGGGCCGCTACTTTAAGTTAAAGTGGATGCGGCTCCAATATAGGGGCTCCTATGTTTTGGACCAGATGGTTCGGCAAAAGTCGTACAATAGCCGCTGAGGGTGCAGTCACTACGTTTGGTGACGGCCAGCCCTACAGACCTGATATCTCTATGAAGGCCCTTGTCAGGCGTAATACGTCATGGGTATATGCCATGATCGATACGAACGCCAAGGCCGTAGCCCAATCCACGCTGCGGTTATTCGTCGCAAAGCCCACAAACACGTCAAAAAGCCGGTTTCGCACACGATCCGTACCCCATCACCGCAAACAGTATCTACTCCACAAGAGCAACCTCCTGAAATTCACTACCCCGGCTGCGGACGTGGAAGAGGTGCTTGAGCACCCCCTTATCGACTTAATTAACCGCGTAAACGGTATCCAGAACCGATTCGACCTGTTCTACCTCACCGCAAGCGCCAAAGACGCTACGGGTAACGCCTATTGGTTGAAATGCCGTAATGGGTTGGCTGTAAATGAGTTATGGCCGCTCCAGCCTCAGTTTGTATGGGCCAGGGCGGATAAGAAGAAGTTTATCTCCCATTACGAGTATGGCAGGAGCAGTGAGAAGATCAAAATCCCTGTCAAGGATATGGTTCATTTCCGATACCCTTCGATCAACCAGCCATTCTTAGGTGTGGGCCCGCTTGAGGCGGCTGTTGTTGCGGCTGATTTGTATATGTCGATGAACACGTATGAAACGGCGATGTTCAGGAAGGGCGGCAACCCCGATACAGTATTAACTTATCCCAAAGACGTAGTTATCAATGAAGACGAGAAGAAGCGTGTACGCCATGATTTCAGGAGATTCCAGAAACCGAGCAATGCGGGTAAGTTTGCAATTGCTACGGGCGGGGCAGAGTTCAAGCCGTTCTCCCTATCCCCGAAAGAAATGGCGTTTCTCAAGGGCAGGGATTGGAGCTTGAAGGAGTTGGCCGGTATCTTCGGCGTCCCCATGAGTTTCTTGCAGGATGAGGGCGTGAGCAGAGCCAATGCTGACGTAGCCGAACGGGGTTACATGAGGAGAACAATCCTCCCCCGGCTGACAATGAACGAAGAGACCATGAATCAGGACCTTGCCCCTGAATTCGATGAGAACCTTTTCTTTGCCTACGACAACCCTGTGCCGGAAGATAAAGAATTCCGGCTACAGGAACAGAAGACCCACATCGAAACCAAGTATGCCAGTATAAACGAGGAGCGGGAAATAGACGGCAAAGACCCTGTTGCGTGGGGTGACGCCCCGCCGGAACCGCCTGAGATAGTAGCACCTGGACCGAATGAAACAGACAAGGCGATATGTTGTGCTCATGCAAAGGCAAAGTTCCCGGCACTGGAAACGCCCTCCGCTAATTTCATACCGACCGAATTCGTTGCAGCTTTGGTTAGTTACTTTGAGCGGATGGGTGAGGATGTGAGCGCGCAGGCTGCCAAGGCGGAATTCAAGAGGGCAAAGGCAAGTGCCGACGATCTTGTTCCCGGCTGGTTCAAAATGGACCTGTGGGATGAGCGGTTAAAGAATGTGTTCTTGCCGTTCGTGCGGGCGACTTTCTTGCAAGCAGGCCAAAGGGCAATTGAGACTATCGATACAACTGCATCGTTCAATGACGGTGCGGCTTTGGGGATAGTGGAAAAGCGAACGGGCGCAATCCGGCAAATCAACCGGACTACCCAGAAGATAGTGAGGCAGGCAGTCGCGGATGGTATCCTTGCGGGTGAAGGGGCGGAGCCGATACAAAGGAGAATCCGGGCTGTATTCTCTGCGCAGGATATTGGCAGGAAAAGAGCTTTACTGATTGCCCGAACCGAAACAATCTGGGCTTTTAATCAGGGTGCAATCGAAGCATACAAGCAAAGCGGAGTAGTCAAAGAGGTCGAATGGATTACCGCCGCCGATGAAAGGGTTTGCGAATGGTGCGGGCCAATGGACGGTCGGATACAGACATTGGGCTTTAATTTCTTCGATCAGGGTACGGAGTTTGAAGGTGATCAGGGCGGAACCCTCAGTTTCAATTTTGAACCGATAGAACACCCGCCCTTACATCCACAATGCAGATGTTCAATAGCGGGATTAACATGAAAAAGCAATATAACAATAAGGTGACGGTATGCCAAAAGAACAAAAAGAGACAAAAACCTTCAAAGCCGCGCAAGTCAAGAGCATAGATGTTGATGAGCGGTCGGTGACGGCTGTTATATCGACGGGGGCTGTTGACAGGGACAACGAGGTTTTGTTGCCGCGTGGCGCGAAGATAGACAGGTTTCAGGCAAACCCTGTTGTTCTATGGAGTCATGACAACTGGGAACCACCTATCGGTAAAGCCCTGTGGATTAAGAAGGGCACAAAGAAGATTACCGCTAAAGTGCAATTCGCGATCACCGAGAGGGCTGAAGAGATATGGCAATTATTCAAAGGTGGTTTTCTGAAAGCGTTCTCTGTGGGGTTCGATCCTATAGCACATCGCGTCCCTACACCTGCTGATATAAAGAAGAACCCAGAGTTCGCAGGTGTGCGGCGGATATTCATCGAATGGGAACTTCTGGAATTCTCAGCCGTTGCTGTACCCGCCAACCCCGAAGCTTTGGCGACTGCGGTAAAGCAGCATGATATCGAATTATCGGATGATCTGCTTGAACAGTTTGAGCAGGAAGAAGAAATGGACGAGACGGAGATTGAGCTTGCTGAATTGGTGAACCTGCAACCATCTACATCTACCGTTAGGGTCAAGTCAACAGTAGAGATTAAAGGGTTTACCCCGGTAACAATAGAGAAACTGGTAGACGAGAAAATCAAATTAGTAAAAGGCGTTATGTACTGATGGGGCAATCAGGCTGGAGACAGCAGGCGAAAGCTGGGGCTGTCAGGCTGGAGATTGTAGTCGGTTGAAGTGTAATATTATTTTAACGGGACTTTATTATGAAAGTTGAACTGAAACTTCTCCAGGATTACGGAGATTACAAAAAGGGCGATACCGTTACGGCGGATGAGGCCGGGGCCAAGAGCTTGATTGATGAGGGGATTGCTGAAAAGTTTGTTCCCCTGATTCCTGTTGAGGCACTTGAGGCCGCGACTACAAAAGCTGTTGATGCTATCGTGGAAAAACTAATCAAGGAAAACAAGATTCCTTCCCTCGCAATGGTCGAGGACGAAGCCGACAAGCCGGTATACAAAACGGCGGGCCGGTTCTATCGTGACGTTATGCGTAAAGGGTGCGGTGAAGAGACCGAGGACTTCAAGGCGTATCTTGGCAAAGCCCCTTCGGGCGCTAACACACTGATCGACTCCGAGGGTGGGTTCCTTGTACCCGAAGAGTTCTCGCTGCAACTGTTAGCCGCAGTCGATAAGAAGGCGCAACTTGCTCCGCGCACCACTCAAATTCCGATCAACCGGATGATTAAACTTCCGGCACTGAATCATTACGACGAGAGCACAAGCTGGGCCGGTGGCGTTATCACGTATTGGGTTGCCGAAGGCGAAGCTATTACGCCGAGCCAGCCCAATTTCGATCAGGTCCGGCTTGAGTTGAACAAACTGGCTGCTTTGATGTATGTGACTTCCGAGTTGATGGACGATTCGCCGCAGGCTATTGAGGTGATGATTAACACTCTCGCTGCTACAGCAATCGCCAGGCATTTCGATGAAGAAATCATTAACGGTACGGGTGCGGGTACTCCGCTGGGTATCCTTAATTCCCCTGCTGTCATATCGGTAGCGATTGAAGCGGATCAGGCGGCAAAGACATTCAACCTCAAGAACGCGCTCAAGATGTGGGCGAGAATTAATGACAGAGGTACGGCGATATGGTTGATGAACCGTGATGTGACGGAGCAGGTCATGCAGTTCTCTCAAGTCGTTGGTACGGGCGGTGCTCCGGTTGTTGTGGTCAACGCAACCACAAAACTTCCTGAGCAGATTTTCGGCGCTCCGATTATCGAAAGCGATCACTGTCAAACGCTCGGTACTGTTGGCGATATTATCCTCACCAACATGGACGCATACCTCACCGCTACAAAGGCAGGCGCCGACACAATCAAATCTGCCTCAAGCATACACGTTAAGTTTACGACCGATCAGACTGCACTGCGATTCATCTACAGAGCTGACGGCAAACCGTGGTGGAAAACGGCGATGACCCGCAAACATGCCGCAGCCGGCGCAACTATCAGCCCATACGTTACTCTGGCTGTCAGAGAATAGAAAGGAGGCTGCTATGAGTAGTGACAGAATCATGCAAAACATGAAAGTCATTAACGTGCTGCCTCCTGTCGCGGAAGCGTATGAGGGCGGGCCGAATAGTACCGATGTAGTCAATATGCAGGATTACAAGCATTGCACCTTTATCCTTTATGAAGGTGTGGGTACGACTGGCACGGCTACGGTTACGGTTGAGAGTTGTGACAACACAACCCCGACGACGCCGACGGCGGTTGCGTTTCGATACAAAGAGATTGCGACTACCGATATCGAAGGCGAAATCACTGCCGCAACAACTTCGGGCTTCGGAACCACCGTAGGCTCTAATGGTGTGTACCTCATCGAGATTGATGACGATATGCTATCGGGCACAGACAAGTATGTGCGGCTGAAGTTGACCGAGCTTGCTGACGCGGCGGTTCTGGCGGGTGTTCTATGTATCCTGTCGGGATCGAGCTTTTCAGCGGACAGTATGCGAACGGCTATTACGTAATATTTTCTCCTCCTCCAAGGTCGGGGCTTCGGCCCCGGCTGGAGGCAGGACTACTCGAAAGGAGTACAAAATGAGTAATGACAGACTCTTACAAAATGCAAAGTTTGTTCCCGCACTGGGTCCCGACGCCGACAGGTATTCCGGTTCACCCGCAACCGATATTATCAGTATGCGGGATTATAAGCACTGTACGTTTTGCTTGTATATCGGTGTAGGTGCGGCGGGTACGGCGACTATCACAGTCGAGAGTTGCGACAATACGGACCCAACAACAGCAACACCCATAGCGTTCCGGTATAAGATAGTGGCGACAGGAACCGACCTTGAAGGCGACACAACGGCAGCCGGAGTCGGCGGGGTTCTGACAACGGCTGGCTCAAATAAGCAGTATGTTGTTGAGGTTGACGATAGTGAGTTGAGCGGAACCGATCAGTATGTTCGTCTTCAATTAACCGTAGGCGACGGAACCGCTGTCGATGCCGGTGTTTGGTGTGTTTTGACTGGTCCAAGGTTTTCCGGTGACGATCTAAGGACTACATTAGAATAACATTTTCTCTCAAATGAGACTACTCGAAGGGAGTACAAAATGAGTGACAGGCTTTTACAGAACTGTAAATTTACAAGTGGTTGGGATCCGATAGCTGACGCATGGGCTACATCTCTGGCGACTGATGTTGTGAGTCTTGCAGATTACAAACACGCCAATTTTCTCCTGCATGAAGGCGTAGGCGCATCCGGGGCGGCGGTGATTACAGTCCAGAGTTGTGACAACGTGACACCCGATACCAAAACCGCAATCGCGTTCCGGTACAAACAAATGACTACCTACGATACCGAAGGCGATACAACGAACGCGACAAGCTCAGGATTCACAACTACAGTCGGTGGTTCAAATATGTATCTGATTGAAGTCGATGATTCCGAATTGTCGGGAACTGATAAATATGTCCGGCTATTGGCTACCGAATCCGTTAATCACCCGGTTATATCCAGTTGCGGTATTCTCTTAACCGGGGCAAAGTGGGGCGGCGACGATTTGAGAACAACTATAGAATAACATTTTCCCTGAAAACAGGCTACTCGAAAGGAGTACAAAATGGCAGCAGGAATGACAAGACGAAAATACGTTAAGAATATTCAGAACCCGTATCAAGAGGGACTTAACCCAGCTTTCGCGGTAGGGTTGTGGGCGGATTGCCCGCTTGAGGCTATCAGGGCCGATCCCAGTTTGGGGTATATCTTCTATGAAGACTTCACCAACTGGAGAACAGCAACACCAACAAGCACTACGATGACCGGCTGGACAGGGAATGCTGCAACATCCGGCTCTGTGACTATCCCGGATAGTGCGGGCGGATGGCTCAATTTGATCTCTGCCGAAACTGCCGCGCGGGGGATGCAGGTGCAGAAGAACCATGAAATATTCTTCCCTGCGGTGGACAAGCCGATATGGTTCGAGGCACGGATCAGGTTGCTTGTTACGCTGGTCGCAGAAGTGTTCGTTGGGCTCTCCAATAACGATACGAGTATCCTGAGTGGTTCGGCTAATACCTCTACCGATCATATTGGCTGGCAATCGGTAACTGACGATGGAGTGCTTTTGTTCACAACGGAAAACGCCGGGACGGGTAATACAGAAGCAGCTTCGACGCTGGTAGTCGGTACGGCTATCAGGTTAGGCTTCAAGGTAGAGAACGCAACGTCAAGCACGATGGTGGTTAATCAGTACATCAATGACGTGAAACAGGCCGCCGGCGGTGTCAATGCTAATGTGTCGGTGATGGAATTGAAACCATCCCTGGTATGTCAAAGCGGCGGGACAGGCGTTCCGGTACTTCATGTTGACTATGTTAAATGTGTTCAACTCGGGCGCAGGTAATGGGTTTGAACTCGGCGAAATTCGCAGGGGTTACATCGGCGCGCCATACGGTGGCGTTCGATTGCCCTGCGCATTTCGACGAGATGAGATTAACATTGAATTCGGCTTCGGCAACGGTCGAAGATTTTACAATGAGGTTAGATTCAGTTAATGGCCCCAGCTATGACAATCTGTTGTACAGACACGACATGAATGGAGTACAGGACTTGAGAGCTATCGGTACAGAAGAGATAAGGTTCAAGGCGGGCGATGCGATTGATATTATCTGGGCGAATACCGGGACTATTACTTATGGCGTGGAAGTGAGATACGTTACGTGAAAACAGCCGAGAATGGTATTGAGGTGTTGCACGTACAGTTGTACGACGGAAAGAATGAGATACCGTCCGACGGCACAACGAGAGCACTGCTGACGATAGACTATGCCCACCATGAAATCCATTGCGGGGATCATTATTTCGTCCGGGAGCATATGGACATTCCCAGTTCCAGCGCAAGACAATATATTATAGCCACGCCGAATACGGTGCGATGGGCACACACCGTCATTTCTGTGCTGAACGAATTGGAAACAGAATATATTCTCACCGAAGGCGTATCGACCGGAAGTGACGGAACCCCAATTACGCCAAGGAACAGGAACAGGAATGCAACCGATAGCGCAACTGTAGTTGTGACGCATACGCCTGTGGGCGTAACGGGGGGAACCGTAATAGCCACGGCGCGATTAGGCTCAGGCAGGAACTTTGGCGGAGAGGTGAGAGATACAAATGAAATAATGTTGAAACAAAACACAAAATACCATTTTCGCATTAATAATGTAGTAGTTAGTGCGTCGAATTTAGCGAATGTTTTGTTCGATTGGTATGAGCATACAGACTTATGACACAGGACGCAGATAGAAATTGTTTTAATTGTTTTTGGCAATGGGAAGAAGAAGGTTTATCCCGGTGTACGAGATTGCCGCCATCGCCGGTATTGCATGATCCTGTAACGGACGTGACGAAGACGAATAAGGTTAGTTATGCACCGTGCCCCGGCAAACCCGCGTGCGGTGAATGGCAGCCGATGGATATGAATGATACGATGATTATTGAAGAAATTGAAGAAGTTCTTGGCGAGCAAAGGAAAACATAATGGCTATTTCAACACAAAGTTTAGCAGTGGACCCGGACGGCTGGGCGGTAAATGCTACCAGTTCGGATGCCAGCGGCGGTGAAGAGCTTGAGGCCGCACCTGGAACGGGCAAAAGACTCATCTTGCAAGAGTTATACCTGTCTGCAAATCAATCGGCGGCGGCGATCATAGATTCACGCGCCTCGGCTACGGCTACGATCACGAGGATGGCGGGGCCGATCCTGTTGCAGTTACGGCACGGGAACGTGGGCCGCCAGTATATCCGTGGCGTTAAAGCACTCGTCAATGAAGCTATCTTCATTACCTCTTCGGGAAGTTCGTACATCAACGTCTACGCAAGCGGAGTGATTAAGACATGAAAAAAACCTTAGCTATACTAAACGTAGCAGGGCAATGGCTTATCATTGTTATTGCCTTAGTGATGATCCCGTATAAGTTACAAGGGCGGCTTACGACTATCGAGGTAACGCAACAACTTATGACAAAGCAATTGGATAGGGTGGAGACTGAGGTTAAAGAAACACGCAGCGTTGTTATGAAAACTTTGATTACCGATATTGCAAAAGAGTGAAGAATGAAATATTTTGGTGACATAGCGGAAGATGGTACGATTCATCTGGCGTTCAATACGAATGATGCCGACGGTGCTGCTATTACTATTGTTGGCGGGACGTATCGCATTTATAAAGACGATGCAACCGGGACCGAGACCGCTACTGGCTTGACCATGAGTATTGACCATGACGGCAAGGTGGGTTCTCACCTTGCTACCGTTATTGCCACAGATGTGTTTTACGCTACTGGCGCGGATTATTTCCTGCACGTTGATGAGGGTGCGGTTGATAGCAACACCGTGACTGCCTTCCTCGCGGGTTTTTCGATTGAGAATAGATTTAAGAGAGGGACGGATAGCGCTTTACTTGCCGTATCCGCACCGAATAATTTCCCAAGCCTGATAATAAATGCCGGTGGATATGCAGGTATGAGCTGGGCACAAATAGGAAGTGCCGACGCCACGGTAGGACTGACAGGTACAACTGTTGCAGTTGTGACGGATGTGACGAACGGGGTATCGATTGTTGATGATGGGATTACCTCTGCGAAGTATGACGAGTCAACGGCCTTCCCGATAGGCAGGGCTGATAGTGGCTCAAGCCTGGTAGCTCGAACCGGGGCCGACGGTGATACGCTTGAAGATTTAAGCGATGAGATTGCTGGCGTAAGTTCTTCGGCAACACCTATCGCACAAAGAGTCTGGGATGGAACGGTTGCACTTTCGGATCGCTCAATCAACCTTGAGGAAATCAGCCGCAGCGGTGTCACAGAGACAAGCAGTGGCAGGCTTGCAAAGAACCTCAGTACGATTTTGGATAATGCGGACGCAGACACAACGAAAACCGCAGACGATATTGGTGGGGCAGGTGCTCCGAGGATTGAATAATGGCATGGCCTGATATAGCGATTTTAAATGAGGAGTTCAATGGTTCGTTAAATGTCACTGCCACCGCCGGGACGGCTGTTGATGCCGACGCTCTGCCTACCTATGCGGTGTATGAAGATGGAACCAACACGGCCATACTCTCAGGTAATTACGCAAAGCTTGACGATGCTGGTACAACCGGATTATACCAGGTTGAGATTACTTGTTCGGAAGCTAATGGGTTCGAGCGGTTCAAGTCATATCACGTTTTGTCGAAAGCTACTATATCATCGGTAGCGGTACAAACCACTGACTCGTTTATCGTATTCGGGGCATCCGATACGTTTTCCGCTACATCCGGGGCATTGACGACGGTTGCGAACTTTCAGGCATACACAGGAGTGACTGGAGACGATGACTTGATAACTGCCCTGATAGCAAGGGCGACAAGTGCCATGCAGGAGTTCGCCGACAGGACTTTTGTTTCTACTACTTATCGGGAAATCAGGGACGGCAGCCACCATGAAATCCAGTTAAAGGAATATCCCGTTATCAGTGTGCAGTTGTTCTCAACCTCACGACAGGAGGGGATGCGGCTGGAGAATACATCTTCGGATGCCTACAATGCTTATGTCCAAATAAGCGATACAACGATGACGCTTGTTGTGCAGGGTGGGGCGAATGCAGGGACTAACTCTTTGACGCTTGACGATTCGGCAACGATTACCATATTAAGGGCGGCGATTGACGCATTGGGCGCAGGATGGTCTGCGACTATTGTTTCATCTACACTTGATTTGTGGGACCCGATAGAGTTGCTTCCTGTGTCGGGGTTGAACGTATTGCATACTGTGGTAAGTCTGGATGTCCCGGACATGCCCCAGTCAGGTTATGTGATTGACAATGAAACGGGAATTATAACAAACTGGTCCGGCTATGGGGCCGGATTCGTGTCCGGTCATCGCACAGGATATGACCACGATTACTACGGCAACGACTACGGTTATTACGCAGAGGATCATCACGGTCACTATAGGGGAGTTCAGAATGTAATCATAAGATACACTGCCGGGTATGCGACTACGCCCGGTGACCTTGAACAGATTTGCATTGATCTCACCAAAGCATATTACGACGCAAGAAAACAAAGCGCCGCTGTCGAACAAGAAAAAATAGGCGATTATTCGTATAGATTGTTAAGTGGCGGCGCTCTTACTATGCCTGCGGGGATTCAGAATAGATTAGAGGTTTGGAGGAAGCGTTCATTTTGAGTCTTGCTAACTTACTAACTCAAACCTGTCAAGTGCAGAAGATCGGTACGTCTCAGGCTGCTACCGGGGGTGTTATAAATACTTACACCGATAGAATAGCTTCCGCTCCGTGTCTGTTCAATCAGAGACGAAGGCGGGTTGGTTCCGAACAAACAGAATTCGGGAAGGTAACTTTTCGGGATGAAAATATTTTGTACATGCAGGCGCAGGGTTCGGCGTTGAGTATTATTCCATTGGACAGGATTATTATAAACTCCAATACTTATGAAGTAACGAGCAAGCCATACAATGTGGGCAATCGTTCTGTCAACTTGCAAATCGAACTTGAGGAGATAGAGATATGAGCGAGCTTGCATGGTTCGGCAGAGAGATATTCACGCGGGCAACAGAGGCGAATGTTGTAGCGATGGAAAAATCGGTGGTTCTTGTCGAGGAAAATGCGAAGAAGATTATGGGAACAGGCGCGACCAGTGGAAAGAAGTCACGCAGAAGCGGTAAGGGTAAAAGCAGGAAATTTCACCGCCCCTCTGCGCCCGGGGAACCGCCCGCAATTGATATTGGCATACTAAAATCATCGGTGGCACATAAGATAGAAAAGAAGGAAACAAGTATTAATGGCTTCGTGGGGTCTGATATTGACCATATTAGAAAGAGAGCAGGGGCCGGTACAGATGTTCAATACGGTTTCTACCTTGAAGTAGGGACGGTAAAGATGCAGGCCCGCCCATGGCTTAGGCCTGCTCTCAGGCAGAGCGAGAACGGTATCCTCCGTAATTTCAAGGAGGCGAACAGGTGATAACCGCATTAACCGATGCCATTAAGACGCTCTACGACGCCGCTGGTGGGGCGACCTTGCGGGCGGCTAATACGGGCGGAATGTTCTGGCAACAGGCGCCACAGGCCGCACAGGAGCCTTATACGGTGTATTCTATCGTTGCATCGTCGGTCGATGACCAGATGGGCGGCACAGATGCAAGAATTGAGAAATTTGACGTACAGTTTGCGGCGATATCAAGGGCAGAGGATGGTGGAGTTGAGTTGGCTGATATTGTGAGAAAGATTGAAGACTGGTTCGATGAGGCCGTAATGCCGGTATCGGGCTTTTCGCATTTGAGAAATGAAAGAAATGGGATTGCCCCTATCATTGTGGTAGATAAAGTATGGCAATCAACTATTTTATACACAGTTTGGATAAGTTGGAGCTAAAATGGCTGGACCATATCATGGTAAATCGGGAGCGGTTGAGGTTGACGGTACGGCCTTGAGTTCGCTCACA